TCTTACACCTAAGACTATTGGTGGCGAGTCTATCGTTGCGCGTCAGGCTGTCGATGGTGCGTCTCCCGGTACTGATGTTATCATCGGTAACGAGTTGCGCGAATTGCTGATGCGTGATACAGAGCGCGAAATTGCCTTGGTGCTAGAAGCGTTGACGGCATCCGGCACTATTCCCGATACAGCCGGTACCGGTGCTGCCCAGAGCGGCGGTGACTTGTATAGGGGCATTACTGCCGCTCTGGGTAAGTATTTTGCTGGTACAGATGTTGGCGGGGTTGGCGCTCGCTTCCTGCCCGCCGAGGGTGTGTTTACCAATGCTGTTGATTGGGGCAACCTACTTGCCGGGACAGACAGCACCGGGCGACCGCTTATGCCGTTTATGAATCCGCAGAATTCCAATGCACAGGTTGGCAGCGGTTTTCAGGCGGGGCAGATTGGGGGTATTCCGGTGGTCCCAGCGTGGGCTATTCTGGATGCCAAGAATACGATTATTGCGCGGCGCAACGATGCGCGGCAATGGAAGTCTACCGTTCTGGATGTTCGGCTTATGGAGCGCGAGGGACCGCAAAGCGTTGTGTTTGCGGTTTGGCAGTATTTCGGGTTTGCTGTTCTAGAGCCAAAGGGCATTCAGAAGCATACATATACTAATGTCTAGGCTGTAGGAATTAAGCGAGTTAATTTCGATGGCCTATCCTACTGGCGCAGAAATCCTAGCCTTTGTTGGGGCAACCTCTCCCAGCGCGCCGGAAACGGCATGGGCGGATGCTTGCGCTAGCGCCGTTGAGGCGGGCATAACTACCCGCCTTAACGGTGTCACTATCGACCCCTACCCGCAACCGATGCAGGATGAGTTAGAGGTAGCCGCTATGCTGGCGGGAGCCAACTGCTATAAGCGGCGGGAAGCCTCTTACTCTAACGATATTAACGGGAGCGCTGCGAATATCGCGGGCGATTATCTAGAGGGTATCAAGCCGATTGCAGACCGATACGGAAACGGTCCGGGTATCGGGTGAGCCTTACCAGTAGTCGCGCCGAATTGCTAGCCGCGCTGGATGCGGCAGACATTCGCTCGTTTTATGGCATGGGGCAATTTAGCGCTCCGTGTGCGCGCATATTCCCCGCTGACCCGTGGGTAGCGCTATCTGGGCAGGCGGGGGGTAGGCGTACCCAGCAATGGGAAGTGTGGGCGGTAGCGGGCAAGTCTGACAGTATAGCAACTTTTGACGAGTTGGAAAGTTTAGTTATCGCAATTAACGCAGCGGTAGAGGGATTGCCAAACTGGAATAGGCCGAGTTGGCGCAGACCCTCCGTAACGGATATGGGCGGGGTTAGGTATTTCGCTTGTCGCGGAATCATCGAGACACTAGCGGAGGTTTCGTAAATGTCAACGGTGCTATTCCTTAAGACTGCGCTTTTTACTCTTAAGGCGGGGGCTAGCGCAGCGGTCCCGTTCCAAGGGGAAGCGGCGGATGTCCATGTGGAGGTTACCGCTGGGGATACCGTCGATTACCCGACACTCGACGGGCTGGTACAGTCAAATTCAGAAGCAGAAACTTACGCATTAGTCTTGCGCGCTGGGCAGAATTATGGTACCGGTGGATTGGCTCGCTATCTCTGGGACCATAAGGGAGAAACGCTAGATGTGGTGGTAAATGCCCACGGGCAGACTGCTACCCCCGGCGCGACTACTCCCGCGATTACCGGACAGGTTACCGCTATCCCTGTGCAGTATGGCGGGGAGGTTTCTACATTCGCTGAGTTTGAGGTTACGCTACCGTTTGTTAGTACCCCGGTTTTGGATATTGCCCCGTAATTAAGCGAGTTAATTATGGGCAAGCCACGGGTAGTAATCGAGGGGCAAAAGGAAGTTATACAGGCGCTAGAAAAGGTAGAGGAATTCGATAACGAAGCGGCAGCAACGGAAGCGGCAACGGCTTTGCTATCGGATGTTAGGGCAGGGACTAGGGTTAAAACCGGCTTACTTGCTAGCAGTTGGGGCGTAGAGCAGGGAGCGTTTGTAAACGAAATTCCGTATGCAGTACCACAAGAATTTGGTAGTGTATACATGACAGGTAGTTTCGCCACAATACAAGCGTTTGCGAATCACGAAAAAGAGGTACTAGCCGCATACGAAAAGGAAATAGTAGATGCAGCAAGAAAAGCCGGATTTAATCCTTAACGATGATAGCGCCGAGCCTCGTAAGGTTTTCCTAGATGTTTCGCAGATTCGCCCCGGTAAACTTACGCTACTCGAAGCGCTCGATATGGGGGAAGCGGCGGGGGTAAACCCCGACGATTTTTCGCGTATCCTAGACCGTGGGAGTCAAGCCAAAAAGGCTAGGCTTATTTATGCTTTTGCATGGGTACTTGCTAGACGCGCGGAGCCAGAATTAACATTTGCGGAAGTCTGTACCTATGACCTAACCGTAACGGGTAGGCCACCCACGGCAGAGGAAAACCGCGCCGATGAATTGCGCGCAAAAGCGGTAGCATCCGTTGCTAAGATTGCCGGAGTTTCCCCGCGTGAAGCGGAGCAAATGACGATGGCAGAGGTTAAGGCAGTAACGGAATTGACACCGAAGCCACGAATTCGGCAAGGCGCGCGGCGCAGGCGGGCTAGTTAGATGGCTATTGGTGGCCTTGGCCCAGCGCTTACCGTTAGGATTATCGGTGATGCGTCCGGCCTATCCGATGCGATGGGGGATGCCACAAAGTCTACAAAAGGCTTTGGGGGCGCTCTAGGCGGGCTACCAGTAGGGCAGTTGGCTTTAGCCGGTGGGGTGGCTACCGTTGCCGCTGCGGCGCTCTGGGAGGTCGGTAAGGCGGGTGCCAATGCTGCCGCAGAGGAAAAGGCATACGCTAAGGCTATCGAGCAGGCAGGCGCGGCTACCGGAGATTGGGTAGCGCAATCTGACGCGGCGATTAAGGCGGGGCAAGAGTTAGCGTTTACTGACTCCGAGACTATGCAGTCTTTGCAATCTCTTGCTACTGCTACGGGGAGCATGACTAAGAGTACCGAATTGCTGGCAACGGCGCAGGATGTAGCGCGCTTTGCCGGTGTCGATTTGGCTACCGCTAGCGATGCCGTAGCCAAAGCCTATAGCGGAAATGACAAGGCTTTACGCGCGCTGATTCCCGGAATAGAAAAGGGAGCAACCGGATACGATACTATCGCTAATGCGAGTAAGGCAGCGGCGGGGCAGGCAGAGGTATTTGCCGAATCTGGCGATGCTGCTTCTATGATGCTTTCCGATTCGTTCGGGGAATTGGTAGAGGAAATCGGTAAGGCTTTGCTACCCGCGTTTAAAGCAATTATGCCAGCCTTAAAATCAATTATTAAAGTCATGTCAACGCTTATCGAAGCCATCCTACCCGTTTTAATTCCGTTTATCGAATTGCTAGGCAAAGCGCTAGGCGTAGTTGCCAAGGTGCTAGAAGTAGTTGCTGATGCAATTAAGTGGGTTATTGACAGGCTAAAGGAATTCCTAAAGCCTCTGGCGGATGCGGTAGGTATGATTGGCTCTATTAAACTGCCATTTGGCATTGGTGGTAATGCGGTAGGTACTGCTACAATGCAGGCGCAGGGGCGTTCTGTTAATGCTACTGCGGCAGGCGGGAGCGCTGCCCCGGTGCAAATCAATATTTATGGTGACCCTGCCGTAATCGAGGCACGGGTAACGAAAGCGCTTAGGGACTATACGCGCCGCAACGGTCAACTAGCGCTACTCTCCCCGTCTAGGCTGTGATTACTGGTCCGCCCCTCCCCGCTATTGGCTCTATCGGTATCGAGATTTACGGCCCAGCCGTAGGTACCGCCCGGTGGGATGCTGTCAATTGGGATGATACCGGACTACCGTGGAATCAAAACGATTGGCAGGATGTTACCCCGCAGTCTATGACAGCGGAAATTAGTTGGGGTGCTGATTATGCGGAGGGGGTGCTAACCTCTCCCGCAGCGGGGCAATGGGCAATTAACACTTATGACCCGCAACGCATCCTAGACCCGTCTAATTCATCCTCTCCGTATGTCTCTGTATTGCGTCCGGGTAATCCCGTTCGCATCGTTTATCGAGAGGGTGCTAATACACACACAGTAAGGGTAGGATTAATCGACGAGATTTCCTACAATATATCTACCAATATTGGTAGGTTGCGTGGTACTGACCTATTGCAATTGCTAGCCCGCGCTAGGCTTCCAGCGGGGCAGGTTGGGGTACCAACTACTCTACGCGCCGCAGCGGCAGAGTTAATTAAGCGAGTTAGTTTAACTACCAAAATTACCGTTGATACTGCCGGCACAGACCCGCCCGTAGGTGCAATAGAGGCTGACGAGGCACCCGTATTAGACCATATCGCCATTTTTGCGCGGGATGCACAATATGCATTCTGGCTTGACCGCGATGGAATTATGCGCTTCCGTTCGTTTGGTGACCCTATTGATAATGGGGTACAGTTGGGCGGGCTGGGCGGAATTGCTATGGAAAGCCTCTCCACGGATGCTTCGTTAGCAGGTATTTACACTTCTGCATCGGTATACGATACTACCGCGCCTACTGTCAAAATCACCAAAACGGACGGAGCGGCGCAG